GGGTATTTCGATCGAGGCGATACCCCAATTTGGGTCCCCTACCTGAGGGGGGCGGCGGGGGCCCCACAGACCGCAAGTTTTTATAAATCGCGTCAATTTTTAAAAAAGTCGATTCCTAAAAAATTTTTTTTAAAAATCTGGCAATTTTGACCTTTGTAAGTTATTGATTTTAAACAAGTTGTCACACTTGTCACACTTGTCACACTTAAAACGCATATTACCCCCCACCCTAATTTTTATTTTTTATTTTTTAAAATAGAAAAATAGACAAAGAAGTGTGGCAAGTGTGACAATGTGTTATTAATCAATGGGTTACAGAGGGGTAAAGTGTGACACACAATTGTTACAAATTGTAACAATCCTTTATATTCAATGACTTACATAAAAAGAAGTATGACAAACTGTTATAAATCAATGACTTACATATACTTTTTTGTTAATACTGCAAATTTTTGGCAATAATTTGCGCAAATTTGCATTAGTATACGTAGACAACGTTCATGGTTTTGCGTAGCCAAACAATTTTGATTACTGCATTAGTAAAGATGTGCTCATATCGAGTACATTTGATCTAAAAAGGAGAACAACATGGCTTGGACTAAACCAGCAGCTACAGAAATGCGTTTTGGCTTTGAAGTAACTATGTACGTGATGAACAAATAAGTTATATTTTTGTATAACTTTTTGGAAGGGGCTTAAAACGTCCCTTTCTTTTTTATAGACTTGGATAAGTTTAGATGGCCATAACGGCAATTCAAAAAGTATTAACGCTTGACTATTGGAAGCGAGCAGACAAATTAAAAATAGGAGACTATGTATTTAACCAAAATGGCAAGATCGTTCAGGTTAAATTGGTCCAGCATTATTTTTCTGACAAATGTTATGAAGTAACTTTTGATGATCATCTTACCATAGAGGGAGATGTTAATCTTGGTTTCTTAATCCAAGACAGAAATCATAGGAAACAGTTAGACGCTTATAAAAACGTCAGGCCGTTTATGAGGAAGTTAAAGTTTACTAAACTATCTAACATCCTGAATGAATCTTTAAAAGATAAACGTGGTCGAACAAAGTATTCGATCCCAACCACAAAGCCGATTGAGTTTCCTCACCAAGCTTTAAGTATACCGCCATTTCTTTTTGGGTTCTGGCTTTATAATAAAAACTCAAAGTATAACTTAGTTACCATTCCAGGCTACCAAGATTTCATCTATGAAAAGTTTAGAAGCCATGGATATAAAATTATTGAAGGGCCTAAAAGAAAAAATGGCAAACGGGTCTTTAAAACAGAACCAGCGATCCATTTACAATTGGCACCCAACATTCCTTCTCGCATACCAGCAAACTATTTGTTTGCTTCTGTGGAAGAACGAATCGAATTATTGACTGGTATCATGCATGCAAAGTCAGATCAGTATGATAAGAAAACAGATACGTTTAGATTCTCATCAAGGAACTTAAACGTAGTCAGGCAGATTCAAGCTTTAGTTGAATCATTAGGAGCAAAGACTAACATTAACTTTAATCCAGGACGAAATACATACACATTGTATTTTAAGTTTAGGATTAAGATCATGGATATTCAAAACTCCCCACCAATAAAAGTTTATCTTGGTAGAAGATACATAAAACAAATCACACCCATTCAATCCCAAATGTGTGTGCACATTGAAACAACGGGAAAAGACAACAGCATACTTGTTGGCGAAGGATTCATATCTACATGTTAACACTTAAGCAAGAAAAAATCTTAGCAGATTTTGCAAATAAAAACCGACACTGGCCAAAGAACCAACTTGATGCTGCTATCTGGCAAATCAAATGGTCACTACAGGCACTCCCCCATCAACGCGAACCTGATGACGGAGAGTTTGATACATTCCTCATGTTAGCGGGCCGGGGTTCAGGTAAAACACATACAGCATCCCATTGGATTGGTATACGTGCTTGGAAGTATGACAACACCCGCTGGTTAGTCACGGCACCAACATCAAATGATATCAGAGCCACTTGTTTTGAAGGAGACTCTGGTCTTCTCAATATCATACCACCATCTCTCATTAAAGATTACAACAAGTCTCTATTTGAAATTACTCTAACCAACGGATCATTAATCCAAGGTATCCCTGGATCAGAACCTGAACGTTACCGAGGTAAACAATTTCATGGTGCATGGTTTGATGAGTTGTGTGCATTTGAATACTTAGACGATGCCTATGATGGTGTTCAGTTTACATTACGTCTTAAAGATCCGCGCATTCCTCGTGTGCAACAAATCATTACCACAACACCAAAACCTAAAGAACTTATTGTTGATCTTAATGAAGGCAAAGTAGGTGGCGATGTTTATGTGGTAAATGCATCGTCGTACGATAACAAAGATAATTTATCTGCTACGTTCTTTAAACAGTTAGAAACTTACGATGGTACAGATATTGGTCGTCAAGAAATTTATGGTGAGATCTTAGATCCTGAACAGGCAGGTATCATCAAGCGTAAACATTTCCGTATGTGGCCAGCAGATAAACCAACACCTGATTTAGAATACGTTATTGCTTCATACGATCCAGCCACATCAGAAAAAACAATGAATGACCCAACGGCATGTACTGTGTGGGGAGTGTTTGAGCGCGAAGACGCAGGCACGTCCATTATATTATTGGATGCATGGGATGGACACCTAGCCTATCCAGAACTTCGACGCAAAGTCGTTGAGGACTTTAAAGAAATGGTCTATGGAGCTGATAACGATTTCGGTAAAGGAAGGAAAGCCGATCTCGTATTGATGGAAGATAAGTCAGCAGGTATCTCCCTTATTCAAGAGCTCCAAGGATCAGGTATCGAAGTTCGTGGATACAATCCAGGTCGCGCTGATAAAGTCCAGCGATTAAACATTGTAGCACCATTAATTGCAAAAGGCAAAGTATTTATTCCAGAAGATCCAGAACGTCCTGGTGAATTTGCAGACTGGGCTAAACGTTTTTTGCGTCAGGTTTGTTCTTTCCCTGAAGCAGGCGGTCATGATGACTATGTAGATTCCTTATCTCAATCCCTTCGAGTGCTCCGTGATTCAGGCTGGATTCAATTAGATCCTCTTCCACCGCGGGATTATTCTTATGCTGATGATGGGCATAAGAGATTTGAAAATCCGTACGCCGTATAGGGCGGATAGTTAAAAAGATATGCATTAGTACAAACATGATGGAATTATTAAAAACACCACACCAAAAGATCTTAGAAGAGGCTGGCGCTTCTCCTTTGCCATCCCCTGGAATTTTAAATACCCCAAAGCAAATGTTATTCCAAGAAGCGGGTATACTTCCTAAATATGCTGAAGGTAATCAAGTAAAATCTATAGAACAACAATTATCCCCAGAACAAATGATGGCCGCATTAATTATTAATGGCTATGAACCTCCAAAATTTAAATATGCTGACGGTGGATCTGTGGAAACTTCCATATTATTAAAAATATTATCTCATCCAGATTTTTATAAACATTTAGAACAATACTATTCTCAATCATTAGGTAATCAATAATGGCTCAACCAATCATTCCATTACAGCAAGGTGATACTTTAGCTTCTTTAGATCGTGAGCAAGAAATTCATGAAGCGACTGATCAAACAGAAGATACAGAAGAAATTGCTGAAGTACTTGGATTAGAAACGGATGATGCTGAACAAGAAGTTATTGAGTTAGATGATGGTTCAGTTGTTATTAATTACCAAAATAAATTTGGACCACAAAAAGATCCTGAGTTTTATGAAAACTTAGCTGAAAATTTTGATGAAAGTATTTTAGATACTCTTGCTTATGAGTATTTAGATTTCATTGATGTTGACCGTGAATCAAGAAAACAACGCGACAAACAATATGAAGAAGGTTTACGTCGTACCGGTTTAGGCAAGGACGCGCCTGGCGGGGCCACCTTTGACGGCGCGTCTAAAGTCGTCCACCCTGTTATGGCTGAGAGCTGTGTTGACTTCGCAGCTTCTTCCTCAAAAGAGTTACTACCACCTGACGGTATTGTAAAATCAAACATCAAAGGTGAAGCAGACACAGTTAAAGAAGCAACGGCAGATCGTAAAGTTAATTTTCTTAACTGGCAACTTACAGAACAAGTCCAAGAATACCGTGATGAGATGGAACAACTTCTCACACAACTACCATTAGGTGGATCACAATTTTTAAAATGGCGGTATGATAGCGAACAAAAACGCCCAACGTGCGAGTGGGTTCCGATTGACAATATCTTACTTCCATATTCTTCAACTAACTTCTATACTTCCCCACGAGTTACAGAAGTTCAAGATATTACAGAAGATACATACCTACAAAGAATAGAACAAGGTATCTATCGTGATATAGACGCAAACTATTCTTCAGATACACCACTTAACGATCAAACGCAAGCTGAAAAAGCTAACAATAAAATTGAAGGTAAAGATATGCCTTCAAAAAATATTGATGGATTGCGTCGCGTTTATGAAATTACATGTTTCATTCGTTTGGATGATGACCCCCTTACTGAAGGAAAACGCGCACCTTACATTTTAACCATTGATGAATCTAGTGGAAAAGTATTAGCCCTTTATAGAAACTGGGAAGCAAACGATGAAAAATTGGAAAAATTGGACTGGTACGTCGAGTTTAAGTTTATTCCTTGGCGTGGCGCTTATGCTATTGGTCTTCCTCACCTTATTGGTGGTTTGTCTGCTGCACTTACTGGTTCGTTACGTGCTCTTCTTGATGCAGCACACATTTCTAACAGCCAAACGATGCTTAAACTTAAAGGTGGACGCATCAGTGGACAATCAGACAGAATAGAACCAACGCAAGTAATGGAAATTGAGGGCGCCCCTGGCGTCGATGATGTGCGTAAAATTGCAATGCCTATGCCATTCAATCCACCATCATCAGTACTTTTCAATTTACTTGGCTGGTTAACTGACGCTGCTAAAGGTGTTGTAACAACAGCAGAAGAAAAAATTGGTGAAGCCAACAATAATATGCCTGTTGGTACTGCACAAGCACTAATTGAACAGGGTGCTAAAGTATTTTCAAGCATTCACGCAAGATTACATAGATCACAAGCTAAATCCTTAGCAATTATTTCACGTATCAATCATTGGTACTTGAGTGAGATGGATAATGAATCAGGAGAAGAGATTGAAGTTAGGGACTTTGCTTACAATAACGATGTACGTCCTGTTTCTGATCCTAAC